ATGAAAAAATTACTATTAGCAATTTCTGTGTTGTTAACAGCTTTCAGTGCGGTAGCTTCCCCAATTCCTGACTATGTAGAAAAAACCCTTAAAACTTATCAGTACGATAACTATTCATTGCGTAATGGCGTGCTTACGCTATCTCTCAGAAAACCTGTGATAAATAAAGAAACGGCCTAATTCTTTTTCTCTGGCATCTGCAATACGATTTTTGTGCATCCCTGGGATGAAAACATAATTACTTCAATGCGTATCTGGAATTCAAAACAAGATCAGGGATTTGAGTTCGACGGCGGGGGAAAGGAGTGTAAACAGATTGGTCCATTTAATGCTGATAAAAGCAAAACTTTCATTGATTCACGAATTTCAGAATTATAAGCCCGCAGAGCGGGCTAATCTTACAACCACAGGCCACCTTGAAGATTCCTGTCCGGGTGAGGTGGAACGGGCTTAATAGTCCCAGGACTCATGATAATTTCAGAGACAGTTTCATGTGATTTGAAAGTGCAACTGCAGTTTATATTCTGGCACTGGTTATAACGCTCTTTTGTGGTTTTTGAAACTTGAAAACTACTTCTTGTGTGGGCTGAGTTCCCGCACAATGGACAATTCATCATCTGATAACCCTCACCCAATCTCATTTTGGTTGAATCATACACACAAAACCCCAATTGAGATAGTTCTCATTCCATCTCTAATGAGTCTATTTTCACTTCCAATTCAATGCTTGTTGTAAATCCGCTGTCAGCACTCAGGCTGTGCGTCAGCGTTGTGATGATCCACTCCCCCGCATCAATCTGCTGCTTAAACCCGCTAACTTTCACCGGCATTTCCGTATAAAGATCAGCGCGCCCTTTTGCCAGCTGAATGGAAAACGTTGCAGCACCCCGCTGCAGACGCTCCCATTGCATTTTGGCTGCGCGTTCGGCGTTACTGCGGTTTGCGTAAGTTCGGCTCAGTACCAGCACGTTTTCATCGGTGCCGATCAGGTAATCGCCCTGCTTCGCCTCCGGTTCCTTCTTCTTTGCAGTGGTTTTACGTCGCCTGCGCTTAACCTTTGCCACCGGTTTTTTTACGGGTGCGCGTGTATGCAGCCAGCTGGCAATTACGCCGGTGTAAGCGTCCCGGTCCGCAACGGTGAAACGGTGGCCGTCTCCGTTCCTGCGCTGAAGAATAATGACCGGCAACACCTTACCGCTTGCCGTCTTTCCCTGCCCTTGCCGGATAAATAGCAGATTACCGTCCTTCACGCAGGCCACCGCGCCGCACTGTTTAGCCAGACGCATCAGAAAGCTGGAGTCTGATTCATTAGTCTGGTCAAGGTGGTCAATTTCTGCGGCCGCCATGTCCTCACCCATCGCCGCCTTCAGCTTATGCCTCCCGGCAATATCCCGGACGATTTCGCCCGCCGTGGTTTTATGCCAGGACTTCTCCCTTTTGATGTTGAGCGTCTCCCGGAAGTCCGCGCTGCGCGCCCTGAGCGTCAGCCGGTCAGGCGTGCCGTTGTGCTCGATTTCGTCAACCGTATAGCTGCCTTTCGGAAAAAGTGCCTCTCCCTGCCAGCCCAGCGACAGCGAAAGCACGACGCCACGGCGCGGCAATTGCAGCTGGCCGTCCGCGTCGTCCAGCTCGATGTCCAGCTGGTCCGCCTCAAAGCCCCGGTTATCGGTAAGCGTCAGGCTCAGCAGGCGCTTTTCCAGCTTCTGCGTGATGTCTGCGCCGTCCATCGTCAGCCTGAACGCTGGGGCATTCTGCTGGCCGTTAATCAATGGTGTTGTCATCATGAGAATAATCCTCCCGCTGCGGCGCTCACCTTACCGGCGGCAGCGGTGGCCGCGCCCTGCATCGCAGACAGCTGATCGCTGAGGCTGCCAAACATTTCCCCCAGCGATTCATCGGTGCGCTTCAGCGTCAGCGTGAACTCAATGCGGCGACACACGCCGCTGCTGAAGAACTCCGCTTTGGTCTGGCTCAGGCTTTCGATCACGAACATGCCGTAAATCGTGCCGCTGCCCTCAATGAGGGGCCACGCGCGGCCCAGCTCCGCAATCTGCTCCAGCGCAAACAGCGACAGCCTGCCGCCGGTAATCTCCGGCAGCAGCACACCGGAAAGTGTGAGCGTGTCGTTGTCCGGCCCCAAGAACTGCAGTGAAGGTCGCACGCCTACCCGGCTGTTTGAAGGGAAGCGCCAGCTGCGCTGGTACTGCAGTTCCTGATAAGGCACCGTCTTCAACATGAAAACAAATAATCCCAGCGTCATCATCATTCCTCAAATCCTCCCCTGTCACGGTAACTGCTGCGGGCGCGGGCCTGCGCCTGACGCTCTTTTGCCTCAAGCCTGCGCATCAATTCATCAAGCAAATCGTTAGTGCTCTGACCCGGCTGCTGCACAATGGTGATGGGCGCGTGAAGGCTAAACGCTGGCATGGCTGCGCCTGCAGACGGCTGACGCAGCGCGTCCTGCCGGTATGCCTGTGCGGGCAGGCTCAGCGGATGCAGCGGTGCGGCTGTGGCAGGTGCGGCAGCACTGCCCAGCGCCAGCGCCGCCATTGCGGCCAACCGTGCAGTACGCCTGCGGCTGGTCACGTTTACTGGCCCGTTAATCAGCTCCGGCCCGTTTTCCCCGACGATGCCGGTGTGGCCGGACGGAATATTTCCGCCGGTGTCGTACATGCGCGGGAATCCGCCCGACGGCAGCACCACTTTTCCGGCTGCATCAACCGTGGCCGCCTGCTGGCGTGTAACGCGCTCCGGCAGTTTTGCCTTTGCCGCCTCCTGCGTAACGATGCCGAGTTTTTCCAGCAGCCAGGACACCCCTGATTTCAGCGTGTCCAGCGGGTGCATCACCATGCTGAGGCCATCGGCCAGCGCCTGACCAAACGCCTTACCCTTCGCGGCTGCGCTGTCCAGCTCAGCCCCCGTGGACTGCACCGGCGTCAGGAGATCGCGGAACCAACCGAACAGCGCCTGCACTTTATCGCCAATCCACTGAAAAACAGGCTTCAGCGGGGCAAATGCCTCACTTACCGGGGCAGCAGCGGCCCTGAACCCCTCAACCACGCCGCCGAGAAACGCCTTAATCGGCTGCCAGTATTTCCAGACAACCAGCGCCACGCCTGCCAGCGCGGCGACCAGCAGTCCGACCGGACTCAGCAGCGCGCCGATTGCCCATGAAATGCCGGTCAGCGCAGCGCGAAGCACTGCCACGGGACCAGACGCCAGCCAGCGCAGCACCTGACCTGTACCACTCAGCAGCACCCGCCCTGCTGCTACCGGGTTCATTATCATTCCGGCAGCGGCAGACACGCCTCGCATGGCTCCCCTGAACAGGCGCAGCGGCGCTCCGGCCACCGTCTTAAGCGCATTACCCGCCATGCCTGCGCTGGCGCGGAGTGAGGCAAGCGGCCCGGCCAGCAGGCTGACGCGCCCGCCCGAATCGCGCAGCCCCCGGCGTAGCAGATTAAGGGGCGCGCTTCCCAGCCAGCCGAGCATACTGCCCGCCCGTGACGCTGCTGTAGCAATCCCCGGCAGCGCCTTAATCCCCAGCACGCTGCAGCTCAGGCGCAGCAGCGCCAGCGGTCCAAGAATGGCCGCTGCCGCCAGTGAAAGCGCACCCACTGCGGTAACAGCGATGGCGAAACCTGCCGCTATCCTGAACAGCGCCGCCGTCAGCTGCGGATGCTGCTGCACAAAATTACCTAGGGTGCTGGCAAGGTCGCCCAGCCAGTCAACCAGCCGCTTGAGGTCAGGGGCGATAGTTGCACCGATTGCGGACAGTGCATTCGTGAATGAACCGCCCGCCGCGTCCCAGCGGTTTGCCAGCGTTTTCAGCGAGGCGTCCACACGTTCACGCAGCGAAGCCTGATTCTCAAGTTTTGCGGCTGTTTCCCTGTACCCCTCTATCCCCTTGCTGATCATGATGTTCAGCGCCTGCAGGGTTTCGGCGTCGTCACCAAAAAGGGTATTCAGCACGGACTGTCGCTTGCCGTCGTCCGTCATTTTTCTGAGTTTCGCCAGCTGCGCATACAGGTTTTCAAGCCCGGCAAACTGACCTTTCTTATTCTGAAAATTCAGCGTGATGCCGGTGCCCGCCAGTGCGTCGTTTGCCTTGCCAATCTTTTTATTATTCAGCGTGGCCTGAAAAATCTTGCGGTAGGCGTTGCCCGCTGACTCACCGGCCATACTCGCCTGATCGGCCATCACCAGCAGCGGCGCAAAGGTTTTCGCAGCGTCGATGCCCTTCTGATGAAGGATATCCATCGCGCTGCCTATTTTGGAAAAGCCCTGCAGCATGTTGTCCGAATCGACGCCTGCATAAAATCCCTTCTGGATAATGTCGGTGAGCGCCATCATGTCCTTTTCGCTGGTCTGCGTGGCGTCCTGCAGCTTCGCGGCAAATTCCGCCGCATCCGTCGGGGCCATACGCAGCTGCACGCCAAGATATGCCGTAGCCTCACCCAGCCCGCCGAGTATTGCCTGTGCAGTCATACCCTGACGGCGAAGCATGGTCATCATGTTCTGAAAGTCCGCCGTTGTGCCGGGCAGCTTATCGCCCAGGCTTACGGCCAGCCGGTTAATCTGCTCGTACTCCGGCAGTACTTTTGCCCCCGGCCCCATCATGGACGCGGCCAGCTGCGTCGCGGCGTTCTCCGAGTCCGAATAGGCCCGTACAGGGGCCATCAGGGTAACGCCGGTCGTCACGCCGGTGGCAACCATGCCCGCCCCGTTACCGGCCAGCTTGTTACGCGTTTCGTTCAGTTTTTCATGACGCGCCCGGATGGCGGCCAGCTTCTGCTGACGTTCGCCCAGCTTTCGCAGTTCGGCCTGCTGACGCTCAATTGCCCCTGTTGCCGCCTGTGCATCAGTACGCAAGTGGCGCTGCGCAGCACTCAGCTGCTTTGTGTCGATACCGGCGGCGCTCAGCGCCTCACGCTGGCGCTGCACTGACAGGCGCAGCCCGTTATAGGTCTGCTGCAGCTGGCTGGCGCGGCTCTTTGCCTGCTCAAGCAGCCTGGCCTGCTGCGCAGTTGGGCGATTCGTTGCGGCAAACTGCTGCGCCAGTGCGGCGGCCTCCTGCCGGGCACCGGCCAGATTTTTTTCAGTGATGGCAAGCTGGCTGCGCGTTTTGCGAAAGCCATCAATGCGGCCCGCCTGCTCGTTGAGGGATTTCAGGCCGTCTTTACTGGCCTTAAGCGCAGCGGCCAGCTCTTTCGAGCCGTCGCGCGCATTGCGGAAGGGGCGCGTGATTTTATCAACCGCGCTTAAAACCACCTGCAGGCGCAGGTTTGTGTCACTCATCGTCACCGGCTCCGCTTCGCTGGATTGCTTTATGCCGCCACTCCAGCACGTCCGTCAGCGATTCCGCGTACATGACCGGCGGCGGCCAGTGAAAAACGGTAGCAATATCGGCTACCAGATCTTCAATTGTCAGGCCGTCGGGAAAGCTGACAGCGCCGACTTCGGCAACAAAAAAGAGACAACCTCAACGGACAGCGACAGCAAATCCGCCGGGTCCATCTCGTTGATTTCCTGCGCTGTCAGCGCCGGGCTGGTCACGCGGGGCAGCACAACCATCATGGCGTTCACGTCCATGTCCATCAGCGCCTGCAGGCGTGTACCGCGCAGCGCACCGGACTGCGGCTTGCGCACGGTGACGGAGGTGATTTCGGTTTTACCGCGCAGGATCGGGGTGTCCAGCTCGACGGCTTTTTCATTAGGTGCAATTTTGTCTGTCATGATGCGATTCCTTTAAAAAGAGAGATAAGCGGCAGGCCCGCGGCCTGCCGGTCTGATTACAGGCCCAGCGCGTTGCGGTGCGCTTCCATCAGGTCGGTGCCGTCCACGATGTGGATCATGTTCACGATGTCGATTTCGTAAACCACCTCGCCGTTGATGGTCAGCTTTGCATAGCTGTTGGTTGCGGACACTTTGGTGGTGCTGGATTCACCGGTTTTCCATTCGCCGGAATCCAGCTCCTTATAGCGTCCGCGCGTGACCAGCTCGACCGCCTGCACCTCGCCGGTATCGTCGCGCTGAATGGAGCCGGTAAAGCGCAACTGGATGCCGTCCACCGTTTCGGTGCCAAGCTGTTTAAACAGCAGGGCTTCAGTGCCGCCGATGGTAAATTCCGTGTCCAGCGCGCCGTCGTCCAGGCCCATGTCGATGTCCACCGCGCCGGCCATGCCGCCGCCGCGATACTTTTCGAACTTGCGCGCGACTTTTGGCAGCGTCAGGGACTCAACCAGCCCCTGCCAGTTGTTGCCTGCGTTGAACATGTTCAGGTGCTTGAGTTTGCGGGGTAATGCCATCTTTCCGTCTCCTTATGCGCTGACGCGGCTGCTGAAATCGACCAGGTACTGGTCGGTGATGCGCTGACGCAGCAGCAGGTTTTCCAGCGGCGGCACCGGCGTGTAGTCGTAATCGATCAGCAGCTTGCCCGCCTTGAGGGTGTCCTTGTCGTTCACGCTCTCGTCCAGCCAGCAGTCCGCGCCAATCAGATAGCCCTGATTCACCAGGCTGCGCAGCTTCGCGCGGATGCTCTCGATGATGTCGCGGGCCAGCGACGGGTTCAGCGCACCGTCAACACTCCACATCTGCGCTTCTGCCATCGTGTCCATCAGCACCTGCGCGGTGCGGGTGTAACACTCAAACTGAAACAGCGCGTCATCACTGAGGCAGCGGGAACCCCAGAAGCGGAATCCGTCTTTACGGATCAGCGTGGTGACGTCGTTCTGGTTCAGCAGGCCCGCATCAGTGGCCGGATCCTGCAGGTCCCAGAAGACGTCTTTTGAAATGCCGGTGACGCCGTTCACGCCGACGTTTGACAGGGATTTATGCCAGCCGGTCTGCTCGTCGATTTTGGCGCGCAGGCCCAGCGCGCGGGCGGTGGCGTAGGCCGTCGCGTCCGCCTTCAGCACGGTGTCAAAATTGATGAAGTCAGGCCAGATCAGCATCCCTTCGCGCTGGCTGAAGTTGCTGCGGTAGGCAATCGCCTCTTCAACGCTCTTGCAGCCATAGGCGGACAGGTAGGCAAAGCCGCGCAGGCTCTGCGCCACGCTCAGCAGCTCGGTGGCAACGGCTTTTGTGTCGTGCCCCGGTACGCCCAGAATGCGGGGCTTTACGCCGCAGACGGACTGCGCGGCCAGCAGCGCCTTCATGCCGGTGCGCTGGCCGTCGGTCACGCCGCCGATGATGTTAGCGGTGGTTTCCGCTTCAGTTTCGCCCTGCGGCACGCGCACAACGACGGTGACGGGTTTTGACTGATCGGCGATGGCGTCCAGCGAGCGGGCCAGCGTGCCGGACTCGCCAGCCTTGCCGCTGGCGATGAGCACGTCGGTCAGCAGCACCGGGCGGTTGAGCGGAAAGGTTGCCGCGTCGGCGTCGTCGCCGGTGCAGACCAGACCGACGATCGCCGTGCTGACGGTGGTAATAGTTCGGGTGCCCTCGTTGATTTCCTCAACGCGCACGCCGTGGTGATAATCCTGAGCCATGTGGCGGTTCTCCTGTGAAGGGGTTCCGCTATGGTGAAAGGTCGCGGGCGCGGGTGCATCCTGATGGCGTTGTGTGGAAAATCACACAATGAAAAAAGGCCCGTAGCGGGCCTGATGGTTACTGCGGTTTTGCGGGCCAGCTTATATCCGGTGCGCCTGACACGTCGGTGGCCTGCACAGCCTGCACGTACTTCATCCAGGCGGTAAGCGTGGCCTTATCCGCATCGGTGATGATGCCTAACAGCAGCTGCGTCTGCCATGCCTGGGTGATGCCATTTGCCTCGCTCACGCGCGCCGCTTTTTCGCTGGCCGCCGCGTCAAGCCGCGACTGCTGCTGTGCATCGCTGTCGGTCACCCACTTTTCACCGCCCCATTTATCAAAAGCCGTTGCGGGCTTCTGCGGGGTGGTGCCGCCGGGATAGTCGCCCGGCAGCGTGACGGTCACGGCTTCGCCGGTTTCGGTGCTGTAGACCGTTTCCCCGCGATGGTCGGCCACCTGCTGCCAGCCCCCGTCACGGAATACGCAGACTTTCCCCGGCACGTCTGCGGGCGGAGCCATACCGGTTGAATGCGCGGGGATGCCGACGCCCTTTGCCAGAAACTCCTGGCAGCTGCCGGTAAACAGACCCGTTTCAGGGGCAAAGCTGTACACGGTCAGGCTGCCTGACGCCTGCGCCAGTCCGTCACCATCCAGCGTTACGTTTATTTCTTCGGTCATTATGCGGCCCTCACAATGTAGTTAAACGCCACGTTGCGCGGGCGACTGTCACCCGCAGTCACGTTAATCGTCTTATAAACCGAAGACGGCTCGTCATTAAATGTCTCACCGGCTAACGTGAAGAAATCCATTACGGGTGTTCCGTTCTCATTTGCCAGAACTTTGATAGGATTCGAACTTGCAATAAAACTGCCTGCTGACGCTCCCTGAATGGAAAGTAAACTGCGCCCGCTGTCCACACCCCGCCCGTCGTCCCAGCCGCGGATAAACTCCCCCCGCAGGTCCGGCAGCACCAGAGAGGGAAAGGCTTTAGCCAGCTTCGGGTAGGTGGCCGCTGCAAACGCTGCACCGTTACACTTAAGCCAGCCAGTGGGCGGGGTTGCTGCAGGCCACGGCACCGGCACGCCGACCGGCAGCGCCGAACCGTCACCCAGCCCCAGATTTTTCAGGAAAGCAGACACGTCGGCGATGTCTGAACCGTTTTTCGCGATATCCATTTTCCCGGCCAGCTTATTAAGGACTGTGGCGGAAAAGTTAGCATCCCCGCCCAGCGCGTCGGCCAGCTCCTTCAGCGTATCAAGCGCGGCGGGCGCACCGCCTGCCAGCGCGGCCAGCGCCGCCTGCACAAATTCCGTTGTCGCAATCTGCGCGGAACTGTTACCGGCTGCTGGCGTCGGGGCTTTAGGTATGCCGGTGAGCGTGGGACTTTCTTTGGGCGCGTACTGCGCATGGGGATCAGCGGCCTTCTGATGTGCGGCCAGCAGGCCGTCAGCGTACTGGCGCACCTCAAGTACTTTCTCGTCCGTATACTGCCGCGTTGCCAGCACTACGGACGGGTCCACCTTCAGCGTCACGGCGTCGGTGCTGCTGACGATAATGATCATACGCAGCCGCTGGGTGCGCCCGCTGCCCTCCTGCAGCTGCGGCTTATAGGTTTCGGCGGTGTTGCACACGGCAATCAGCGTACCGTCACCGTCAAACAGCCCCATTTCCCGGATCCAGAATCCGCCCTCGGTCTCCGGGATGACCTGCTCTGCAATAATCTGGCTGCTGTTGGCCGCGTCCACCGTCAGCGAGTTAAGCGCGGCGCGGCGCACCTCGTTAACCAGCTTCGTCTGGCTGGCGTTCGGCGTCGGCAGCGTGCCGCCGCCGTCGCCCACGGCCATGTGCGTGATGTTCAGTTTTGTGCCGAGCGACACGGCGTTGGCAATCTTTGCCGCGCCGGTGCTGGTCACGATGGCATAAAATTTTGTCATGGTCCCACTTCCATCAGGTCGATAACGTGAACCGCCGCGCCCGTGTAGCTCTGGCCGCCGACGGAGATAATGTCCGGGGTGTAGGGGTAGACGGTGAGATCGTCGCCTTCATAGCTGCCCGCGCCGGTGAATAACGTCCCGCCGCTCTGCAGGTTGATGGACATCCCCAGCAGGTGACGACTGCACGGCTTCGCGTCGCTTATCAGCCGCTCCAGTTCCGTATAGGTTTCTTCTGTAATGCCCTGGTCCTGCACGCCGATGTCCAGACGGAACGTGCCGGGCGGCTCATTGTTGTTCCACCACTCAATAACCCGGATCAGGAAGCCGAAAGGCTCCACCACGCGGCGGATGGCGCTGATGGTGCCTTTGTGCTGATGAATGTAAAACGCATCGCTGACCACCTGCCGCTTGATGCTTTCCGCCCAGCTTTCGTCCCAGCGGTCCACCGAAAACGCCCAGGCCAGATAAGGCAGAAAGCCCGCCGGGCAGGTGTCCGGGTTCCATAAATCCCGCAGCGGCACATTCAGCCCGGAAATGCCGCTGCAGGCTTCTGCCAGGCGGCGCTCCAGCGCAGACGAGCCGGGTGGCATCAGGCTGCTGTTGCTCATGTCGCCCCCTGATCGCCCGCCACGGAAATGTCCGTGCCGGTGCAGTAGCCCGCCTGTGTGCGGTCCATGATGATGTCCTGCGCCGGTTCGGTGATTTCCACCCAGTCCACACCGGCCACGCGCATCACCGCCCCGTAGGACTCACGCCGCACGCTGCGCCCCAGCTTTTTCTGCTCGGTCAGGTAAACAGCCAGATTCGCGTTTGCCGCTTCAAGGCAGGGACCGGCGGCTACGCCGTCGAACAGGTGCAGCCTGGCCTTCACGCTGTAGCTGCGGATAGTCGCCCCCTGAACCGTCACGCGGTCAGCCACCGGGCGCACGCTGTCTGCGTTCAGCGCCGTGTCCACTGTGGTCAGCAAATCCGCTGCCGCCGTGCCGTCGCCTTCGCGGCTCAGGACGGTGATCAGCACCGTCGCCGGTGACGGGCTGATGGCGGACACGTCCTGCACCCGGCCATCGGCGCTTTTTGCGTGAAACTCATACGCACCCGTCGGCCCGGCCACGCTCAGCCCCTCAAACGCCTCCGGCACACGAACGCGCAGCGCGTCGTCCGATTCCATTACCGCATCCACCGGCGGCACCGCGTCCGGGTCAGCAGGGGTAACGGTCAGGCGCTGTACGTTGCTGCGGGCGGCCAGCTGGTCCAGATCGCTGCCGATGGCGTAAGCCACCATTACCGCCTGCGCCGCCTCGTTAATGCGCTGGCGCAGCAGGATTTCCCGGTAGACGTTCTCCTGCAGGCTTTTCACAATCGGATCGGACTCCAGCGCCAGCACGCGGCGCATGGCGGCCTGTTCATCCGCCGGATAAAGCGCAATCAGCGCCTCTTTGCGCTCTGCCAGCAGCGTTTCAAGGTCCGGCACCTCAATAATCTGCGGTGCTGGCAGCTGCGAAAGGTCAATTACTGCCACTGTTCACCCCCGTTGAAACCGTCAGAGAAAGCGGTGAGCCGTCGGCGCGCTGGCCGCTCAGATCAACCTGCATAGCGCCGTCCGTATTGCGCGTGATGTTTACCGAAGCCAGCCGGATGCGCGGCTCCCAGCGGCTCAGTGCGGTGTAGGTGGCGGCCATCACCTGCAGTTCGGTGGCGTCGTTCTGCGGCTGGTCAATCAGCACCGACAGCAGCGAACCGTAACCACGCCGGGCAAGGCGGCTGCCTTCCGGGGTGATCAGTATGTCGCGCACGCTCTGCCGGATGTGTTCGATGTCGGTAATGGCTTCGCCGGTGTCGCGGTTCATGCCGAGATACATCATTGCGGGCCTCCTGACATATCGCTGCCTTTCTTCACCCCGTCATGTAAGTGCTTATCAGCAATTACGCCGTTAGAACGCATTGAACCGCCACCGTGGGTCACATCACCGTTCATCGTGGTGTCACTGTTAATCCGGGTCTGGCTGGCCTCTATCCCCAGCGCATCGGTGATCAGCTGAATACCGTCTGCTGCTTCAATGCGCACGCTTTTGATATTCTTTATCAGCAGCAGGCCGGTTTCCGGCTCGTACTGAAACCAGCCGCCGTCCTTAAACACGGTGGTGGTGCCGTCTTCCGAGTCGTCGGGCGGCGGAAAGGCTTCGGAATAAATGGCGGGCAGCGCAAAGGCGGTTTCAAGATTGCCGCCCAGGCTCAGCAGCACAACCTGTTCCCCGACGGTGGGTTTCCACCATGTGCGGGTGCTACCGGCGCGCAGGGTGAGCCAGTTAATCCAGTTGGTTTCGAGGTCGCCCGTTTTTACCCGGCACAGCCAGTTCACCGGATCCACTTCGGACACGGTGCCGGTGCGGATCAGGTTAGTGATAAGGCGCATGATTTCGGTGAGTTGTATGTTCATAAACATAAAGCTAATCTAAAAATTCCAGATATCCCATATCCCGCAGTTTGTGTGGGGGTTGACACAAGTAATCTTTTTTCAATGGAGAACTTAGGCGATGGAAAACCAAACAAGTGTTAGTGCAATCTTAAATGCTCCTTGGTTAATAGCTTTGTTACCTACGCTATTAACTATGGTGATAACTGTAATAAGAAAATTAAACTCACCACTGAAAGAAAATGCTAGTTATTTTAAGGATTGTGGCATTCCGCCGTTAATACTGAGAATGTCTCTTTCTCGCGCAAAACTAAAAGAATTTAAGCCTTATGATAAAGTTACATATGCGTTCACTTTAATTCTTGGTCTGACTGTTTTTTCAGGGGCTGGCTGGGTCACGTATTTAGTGAGTGAGACTTACCATGAATCCCCAAAAGGATGGGCATTATTAAAATTAACCTCAACTAATGAGGATTTTCTCATCTCCTTAAATAAGGCATCTTCTCCTGACAGAAAAAGCTGGACAATCACACCTGAAACCTGCAGGTCAAAAACTTATGATAACATTGCTTCAGAATTTAAAATATCGACAGAGCTTGTTTATAAGTTATGTACAGCAACCACTTTCAAGAGTGAAGAAGAAGAAATTAAAGAATGGATTGTCAAGGTGCATTATGGTGCATTTAAATTAGTCATATTTTTCGCCCCGATATTGTTTCTAATGTATTGGTTTGCAATAGCGTTGTTTTTGGACGCCGCTTTAAAGTTATCAATTGATAAATATAACCAGCAGCAGGCAGAACGCGCAAAGTTTTACCTTACTTGACCTGCAAGCCACTGTAAAAGCGTTTCTCGTACCGAAATTTCAACATTATTATTGACGCCCAGCAATGGGCGTTCCGCATATTTCACCATCGGGCCGCGACGGCTTACCCGGTCCCGCAGGCCGTAGTGATGGACGCGGGCCAGCTTCTGCACCCCCGGCACAAAGGCAACCTCAGCGGCGTCCGCGCCTGCCTGCGCCTTCAGATATTTTGCCGTTTTCAGCTTCGCGAACATGCCGCGACGGATGCGGCCCTTTTTGCTGCGGGCGCTGACGCGGCGCGGCTCCCATGCGGTGCCGTCCGGAGAACGCTGCGCGGTGATGTTTGCCTGCTGAATGCGGCGCACATCGCGCGCCACTTCCCGCAGCATCTTTTTCCGGGCCGCCGGTTCCAGTTGTGAAAGCAGTGCCGCCAGCCAGGCATCTACTTCATGCAGTTCAGCCATGCTTCACCGTCCAGAACTCCTCCGGTGCGTCCGGCTCCGGCACTGCCTCAATGCTGATTTTTCCGTCTACCGTCGTTGCCACAACGCGCTCTGTCAGCTTCAGATCCATGCTGATGTCGCAGCGGTCATTCCCCAGAATATCCACCTCAAAAGAAAACAGCTTTTCGCGCGCCTCACTGTTTTGCAGCGCATCAGGCTGGTTTTCCCGCAGCCATAAAAGCACCGGGGCCATCAGCAGGTTCTGATCGCCTGTGAAGTCGGTGATCACCACGTTCAGGGTGTAGCGGTACTCCCATGACAGGGACGCGGCGGACGTGGCAACCAGCTGGCCGCTGTCCACGAACAGGTGCAGGCGGTCGGGGTTGTCGGCCACATACTGAACAGACTTATTCAGGGCGCTGCGTAAGGACTGCGGCTTGTTCATCGTCTTTTTCCTGACAGTTGATGATGGTATCGACCTTACCGGCACATGCCGCCCAGGCGGCCTCCGTTTCGTCCAGCAGGGCCAGAAGGTCGCCGTTAGTGCGCGGCGCTGCCGGGTCCAGCTGGCAGCGGGTGATTTTCGGACAGCCACTTACGGTAAGATTCACCTCCTGCGAGGGCCGGTCGCTGGCGCAGCCGGACAACAGGATCAGGCAAAGCAGTATCACTCCAGCGGCGCAGGTCTTCATTTTCACGTTTCAGTTCCTCAATTTTTCGCTGCCGTTCGCGCAGCAACTGGCCGTTGCGTTCGGCGGCGGCGTAAAGCTGCGTCTGCGCCTGGCTGCTGGTCTGCGTCAGGATGTTCAGGGCAATCAGCTGGCTGTTTTTCTGGCTCAGTTTTTTGCCCTGGCCCTCAATAGTGGTCTGCTGCGCATCAATCCTGCCGTGGGCGCTGCTCAGCCGGTAAGACTGCACGCCGGTGATAACCAACAGGATCAGCACGATGACTGCCAGTGCGCGTGTCATGCTGCGGCCTGCTTAAGCTCTGGCCTGATCATCCAGCGATAAAACAATGCGTTCAGGCTCATGAGTACCGTCAGCTTCCAGCCAGCTGTCCACATCACCACTGCGATAACTACGCGGTGATACCACCTCAACGGCACGCGATCAGCCAGCTGCGCAAACCGCAGCAGCCAGGCAAAAGTCTGCCTGCGTTTCCTGCCGGTTAGGGTTGCGGCGCAGCACAGCCCGGAAAAACCGATGAAAGCCCATGAGATGAATTCCGCCCACAACATCGCCGCCAGTGGATAGCCCGCAAAGCTGCCGTGACTGATGCTGACCAGCGTCAGCAGGACGGTGAGTAACACCGTAAACCACCATTTTTTAATCATCTGCATTTCAGACTCCCTTAAGGCACCATGCCAGTTCACGTCCGCGCCGGTTATCCAGCCCCTGATTGAATACGCCTTTTACGTACACCCAGCGCGGCAGCTGGTAACACGCCTCGCGCCACTGGCCCTTTTTCAGCAACGCCGCCATTGTGGAACCGCACACGTTGCCGGTGCCAACGTTGAACGCCAGCGACACCAGCGCGTCATAAACCTGCTGCGGCATAGAGACCGCCACGCAGCGCGCCAGTGCCGCCTCAGTGCGTAACACGTTGGTGATGAAATTCCCCGCCGCCTGCCGTTCCGTGATGGACTTACCCGGCACAACGCCGGACGTGTTGCCGATCCCGTCGGTCCACTTTCCCGCGCTGCACTGGTACGGCTGCAGGCGGCAGCCCTCATAGTCGGCAATCAGCCGCAGCCCCTCCACGGAGGTATGCAGCAGCTGAAAACCGGGCATCGTGGCGGCCAGCGACAGCACGATGCCCACGGCGCAGCGTTTAACGGTTTGCAGATTCATATTCACTCCGCGTAATGCGCCCGCTTGCCAGCAGCTGGTAGGTTTTGTGTTTGTAGTACCAGCTGATAAGCGCCATCAGCAGGCCGATTAGCACACCGGCCACGGTGGACATGTCTTTCAGGTCCATGCCGCCCAGCCACGCCATCACCACCGCAATGCACCAGGTTAAAAATGTGCTGATTTTTTCCCACATGATTCAGTCCCAAAGCTGGACGGCCTGCACGGTGGCCGTCGATGTCACGTCCGGCAGCTCCACCTCCAGCCCGTGCGGTAAGAGGGGGCCGTGCTCCGCCAGCCCCGGATTTGCCTGCAGCACCTGTTCCGTCATGCCCTGCGTGCGCCCGTAGTGACGCCAGCAGAGTGCGTCCACCGTGTCATACTGCTGCGCACGCACTTTCATCAGATAAGCTCCACGGTGCAGTGCGGCATGTCCTGCACGCGGCTGACAGCCCAGCGCGCATCGCGCCAGAGATCGCCGCTGGCATCACTCAGTTCTTCGCCGCGCTTCACGGCTGTCGCGGTGGCGTCAAAATCCTGATAACGCTCGTTCAGCACCGCGCGCGTCCAGCACCACACTGCATTTTCATAGTGATGCAGCCGCACGCTCACACCGGCCAGACGCTCCGCCGGAACGTCAGCCAGGCCGTTATGACCGGCCAGCTCCTGCCGCTCACGCCACGGGTAAAGCTCCGCGTTAACCTCCGCCATCGCGGTCAGCACCACCTGACGCAGACGTTCCGGCGTCACGGTGCCGTCAACGCGCATGACGCTGCGGAACTTCGCCAGATCAACGTCGGGCCAGAATGAGTTATTGGGGATGATGTCCGGCGTTCCCGTCGCCTTCTGTGGCGCGATAAATTCCATTGCTCTGTTACTCCTGAATAGGTGGGCGGTGGACGGGGTTTTGATGCGGCGCTGCCTGTCGCCACCCCGTGCCGCCCCGCGCGTGGGCACGTCCGGTTATCAGCTGGCGTTACGGATTTTCCGCTCCAGCTGCTCAATGTCTTTTTTAACGCCGCATTTCTCGTCCAGCTGCAGGGCGTGCTTCAGATGGTTCAGCGCGGATGCCGGGCTGCTTTCCGTCAGCACCCATCCGATGGACTTGTGCAGACGGGCGCGTGACTGATCGGGCATGTCGTGTGCGTCGACGACCTCCAGCGCCTCCAGCAGCAGGGCCAGATCAAACGGCGTCTGCGCCAGAATGGCGGCCTTTGCCGCGTCGGCAATTTCTTCGGCCAGCACCGTTGCGGTGGTGCGGTTTCCCAGCGGCATCGCCCAGCCGTGCTTTAGTGCATGGCGGCCAATCGCCAGCGCACCGGCATAGTCACCGGCGTCAACGCGCCAGAGCATCACGTACATCAGCACATCGTCCTGCTGTGCGCCGTCAGCACTCAGCACGCCTTCAGCCCAGGCGGCGTACTTCGGCAGCACCTCCACCTTGATTTCAGCTTTTCGGACGTTGGACTGAATGCCCTTGAGGCGTCGGCGGTCTTCGTTCAGCTGCAGCAGCATCAGGTCATAGCCCTTTGTGCTGCGGCCACTGCCGTCCGACCGGGCGGCCTCCTGTGCCTGAATAAAGCGCGTATGCGCGCGGAAAGGGTTCGTCACGGGTTACGCTCCGGCGTTGCCGCTGTTGCCGCTGTTGCCGCCGGTCTGCGTGCTGTCCGCGCTGGCGGCTGAACTGCCTGCATCATTCATGGACTTGACGACGCTGGCCGCCACGGTGGCGATGCGTGCGATTTCCGCGTCGCTCATTTCACCTGACGTTTTTTCCGGCTCCTGCTCTTTCTCCGGCTCCTGCTCCAACAGCTCGATGTTTTCCACCAGGCAGGTGCAGTCGTAATCCTCGACCACGTAAGCCTCATTGACCGACTCAAGGTTTTCGATGCGGTCACGTTTCGGGTTGTCGATGATCGAGCGGCGGCGGGTTTCTTCCTGCCAGTAGATGGACAGGTTATCCAGGCGGGTGATCAGCAGCGCATTCGCCGGGAAGTACGGGGCGCGTACCGCCTGCAGGCCGCCGATGCGCTTCTGACTGATGATCAGATCAGCGGCAATCGCTTCGGTGTTGGGCTGGCTCTGGTTAACCAGCGGGAAATACTTGTCAGCCAGCAGCTGGCGTCCGCAGATCACCACCAGTTCGGTATCGTCCTGATACTGCACGCCGATTTTTTCCGACACCGCGCCCATCACCACGGCGTCCATGTTACGGAACAGGCCGTTTTTACCCACGGTGATTTTGTCCGACACCACTTTGCCATCGTCACCAATGTGCTGACCCAGCACCTGCGACGGTTTTTCCTGGCGGATTTTTTCCAGCCAGCCGATATTCACGTCCTGCAGCAGCGGGTTTTGCACGCGGTTGGAGGTCTTCTCACGCTTCAGGCCGTTGAAGCCGATCATGATGCGGTCCAGCGCCTGACGCTTCACGATGGCGTCACGGATGCGCACCTGGAAATCGCTGAACTTCGCCCACATGTCCAGCTTTGAATAAGGCAGCGCGGTGTCAAAGTTGGTCTGTGTGCATTTATAGCCGTCGCCGTCGATGTAGGTCGGATCGGTCGGCTCGCGCTCTTTCTGGGTGGTGTCGGTGGTGCCTGCAATGGTGGTGCCGATCCCCAGCCCCAGCCGTTCGCCGCTCTGCTCACTGACCGGCATGATGTTGATGGCCTGCAGGAACGCGGACGACTCCTGAATTTTGCTTTCCAGCGTCTGCGACACGGACGGCTCAATGGTGAATTTGCTGTTCAGCGCGGACAGGTCAATCTTGTTAATTTCTGCCAGTACCGACATGTAAGCATTCAGCTTAAAACGCGTAGTATTTTTCATCGCTTTGTTTTCTCTGTTCGTTAAAAAGGTTTGCCGACGCTGTATCAGCAGTCTGTGCGCACTTCGCCGCCGCTGCCGTTACCCTGCGTGCGCGGACGGACCTGCTGACGGCCATCTTCCCGGCTCAGCTGCTGCTGCAGTTCGGTGAAGTCCGCCTGCAGCTGCTCGCGCTTCAGGACTTCTTCATCCAGCGCACTGCTGAAATGCGATTTAAGGCTGTCGGCCTGTTCGCTCAGCGCCGTTTCAATGCGCGCGCTCAGGTCCTGCTGCTCGGTGGCGATAAGCTCAACGGCCTGATGCACGTCGCTGAAGCGGGCCGCGTCGGTCTGCTGCTGTCTGCTGAACATCGCCTTAATGCGGGCAAACAGGGCGGGCTTTTCATCTGCCACGTCCTCAAACTCGATCAGGGTTTCTTCAGCGGCAGAGAAAACGTTGTCAGGATGCTGCTTGCGGTTTGCCAGCGGGTTCGCCCCGGCGCTGGCGCTGAACTGCAGCATTTCGGTGCCGAGGCTGGCCGGATCGTCGGTCACGGCCAGGCCAATCAGATAGGCCGCGCCGGTGTCCGCGAACTCCGGGCGGATTTCCATAGAGGTGAAGATTTTCTGCATGGTGCCGGTCAGCGTGACCAGCTCGTCAGTCGGGTTGATCAGGGCATACAGTCCCAGCTTGCCTTTCAGCGGGCCGTCGCTGATTTCTTCGGCGTCCAGCGCTTCCACTACGCCAAAGCGACGAAACGGACTGTCTGGCGTGTAGCCCTTGATGTGCTCCATGTTGATCACGGCGGTGTACAGCTCAGGGCTGTAATTTGCCGCCATCTGTTCCAGCCAGCTGCGCTCGATGGTGCGCCCGTCCGTGGTGGCACCTTCCACTCCGATACGAAAACGCTTTGCTTTCTTTGCCATTGTCCAGGCTCCGGTCAGTAAAACTCTGTGAGGCCCTATGGTTGCGGCGGCAGGGGTATCGAAACAACGCGCGGACGTTGTGCGGGAAACCACACAATGAGGGATGGCGGAAAAGGAAACGGCGGGGCCGTATTTTGGCTGCATGAACATGACACCCGCCCCCGACGACCTCGATCCCCGCAGGCAGGCTTTACTGCTGTACTTTCAGGGATACCGTATCGCCCGCATTGCTGAAATGCTGGGAGAGAAACCCGCAACCGTTCACAGCTGGAAGAAGCGCGACAAGTGGGGCGACTATGGCCCGCTGGATCAGATGCAGCTGACCACCGCCGCACGCTACTGCCAGCTCATCATGAAGGAGCAGAAGGAAGGGAAAGACTTTAAGGAAATCGACCTGCTGGCGCGGCAGTCCGAGCGCCATGCCCGGATCGGCAAATTCAGCAATGGCGGCAATGAAGCGGACCTGAACCCGAACGTGGAGAACCGGAACAAAGGCCCGCGTAAGCCCCCGGAGAAAAACCTGTTCAGCGACGAACAGATTGAGAAACTGCAGGAGGTTTTCCACGGCTCGATGTTCGGCTATCAGCGCCAGTGGTGGGAGGCAGGGAATAAATACTCAGTCCGCAACCTGCTGAAGTCGCGCCAGATCGGGGCCACCTTCTTTTTTGCCCGCGAGGCACTGCTCGATGCGCTGACCACCGGACGAAATCAGATTTTCTTAAGCGCCAGCAAGGCGCAGGCGCACGTTTTCAAACAGTACATTATCGAATTTGCCCGTGAGGTGGACGTAGACCTGAAGGGCGACCCGATGACGCTTAGTAACGGCGCGTGCCTGTATTTCTTAGGCACCAACGCCCGCACCGCGCAGAGCTATCACGGCAATCTGTACCTGGATGAATATTTCTGGATACCGAAGTTTCAGGAACTGCAGAAAGTGGCGTCCGGCATGGCGCTGCACAAGAAGTGGCGCGAAACCTACTTTTCCACGCCGTCCAGCCTCACGCACAGCGCCTATCCGTTCTGGTCCGGTTCGCAGTTCAACAAGGGCCGGGCCAAAGCGGACCGGGTTGATATTGACCTCAGCCATCAGTCACTGGCCGCCGGCCGCCTCTGCGAAGACGGCCAGTTTCGCCAGATCGTCACCGTTGAAGATGCGGTGCGCGGCGGCTGTGACCTGTTTGACCTGGAGCAGCTGCGCACGCGCTACAGCCCGGAGGATTACCAGAACCTGCTGATGTGCGTGTTCATGGACGATCTGGCGTCGGTGTTCCAGCTGGCCATGCTGCAGAAGTGCATGGTGGACAGCTGGGAAGTCTGGACCGACTTTGAAGCACTGGCGCTGCGCCCGTTTGGATGGAAAGAGGTCTGGATCGGCTATGACCCGGCGAAGGGAACGCAGAACGGCGACAGCGCCGGGTGCGTGGTCATGGCACCGCCTGCCGTGCCGGGCGGCAAGTTCCGCATCCTTGAGCGCCACCAGTGGCGCGGGATGGACTTCCGGGCGCAGGCTGACGCCATCAGGACGCTGACGCAGCAGTATAACGTCACCTATATCGGCATCGACTCCACCGGCGTCGGGCTGGGCGTATACGAGAACGTCAAAGCGTTTTTCCCGCAGGTGAAGGAGTTTGTCTATAACCCGAACGTGAAAAACGCCCTGGTGCTGAAGGCTTACGACACCATCGCCAGCGGGCGGCTGGAGTTTGACGCCAGCCACCTCGACATTGCGCAGTCGTTTATGTCTATCCGCAAGGCCACCACGGCCAGCGGCAACCGTCCGACCTATGAAACCAGCCGCAGCGAACAAGTCAGCCATGGCGATTTAGCCTGGGCGACCATGCACGCGCTGGCAAACGAGCCGCTGCAGGGACAGGCGGCACACACGCAGAACATTGTGGAGATTTACTGATGAGCAAACGCAGGAACCGCACCCGCACGCAGCCCGTGCTGCAGCCGGATAACATGACCAGCGGGGCAGCGTCGGAGGCGTTTACCTTTGGCGACCCGATCCCGGTGCTGGACCGCCGCGAACTGCTGGACTATGTGGAGTGCGTTATCAATGATCGCTGGTATGAACCGCCCGTAAGCGTTGACGGGCTGGCGCGTACGTTCCGCGCCGCTGTGCATCACAGCTCACCCATCAGCGTAAAGTGCAATATTCTGGCGAGTACCTTTATCCCGCACCGCCTGCTGAGTCAGCAGGCGTTCAGCCGCTTTGCGCTGGATTACCTGATTTTCGGCAATGCCTACCTGGAGAAGCGGACCAGCCGCCTCGGTAACGTGCTGAAGCTGGAGCCGTCGCTGGCGAAGTTCACCCGGCGCGGCCTCGACCTTGATACCTACTGGTATGCGCACTATGGCATTAACACGGAGCCTTATGAGTTTGCGAAGGGGAGCGTGTTTCATCTGATGGAGCCGGACATCAATCAGGAGATTTACGGCCTGCCGGGCTACCTGTCTGCCATCCCGTCGGCACTGCTGAACGAATCGGCTACGCTGTTCCGCCGCAAGTATTACCTCAACGGCAGCCATGCGGGTTTCATCATGTACATGACCGATCCAGCGCAGAGCCAGCAGGACGTGGACAATATCCGCGGTGCCATGAAAAGCGCAAAGGGCCCTGGCAACTTCCGTAACCTGTTTATGTATAGCCCGAACGGGAAAAAGGACGGCATTCAGATCATTCCGCTGTCAGAGGTGGCGGCAAAGGATGAATTCCTGAACATCAAAAACGTGAGCCGTGACGACATGCTGGCCGTGCATCGTGTGCCGCCTCAGCTAATGGGGATTATCCCCAGCAACACGGGCGGGTTCGGTGATGTGGAAAAGGCCAGCAAAGTGTTTGTGCGTAATGAACTCATGCCATTGCAGAGACGCTTTGAGGAGTTGAACAGCTGGCTGGGTGAGCAGGTGATTCGCTTTACAAAATATACGCTCGACGAAACCAACTAAAAAAATACCGTTAAAAATGGGTGTATCATTAATCGATAACACCCATCAAATCATGCTAAAACTTGCCAATTTCCATACGCGAAATAACTTCATTAAAGAGTGAAATGTGCTCTTCAGGCACAACTGCAGACGCTCCACTAGTTAATTCAAAGCTCAATTTTGAATCTTCATAAAAACCGCCTGCTTTTATCTTATCAAGCTTATAGTCGTTGTTAGCAACAAAGCTTTCCAAATCCTGCAACGCATCGCCGCTTGAATTTAGTTCCAAACATGCCCTTGTTTTTTCAGTGACAGGAAGGTTTGATATTTTTACTTTAGAAATGCCGAAAATCTTAACTCCAAAGTCCTCTCGAATGGTTTTCATAAAGGAGTGAAGATCTACAGATAAACTCCCATAAGCAACATTTAAACTATCTTCCTTAGATAAAAAATCAATAAAAGGCTTGACTGTCTTGGGCGGGCTGTAAAAAGTTAATAGGCATATTTTATTGCTAATGTTTTGGATTGAAAAACTAATCTGGTCAAAGATAACTCTTTCGAACTCAAGGATGTCTCCAAAAGGATCAGAAACAGGTTCTAAAATCACGGTTTTTTTATTGAATGTTGCTGAAACACCATTGTGAATTGCTTCAAACTTAGTGAAACCAGCACCAATAGCATCAGAATAAGGGGTGTTTTTGATAAAATCAAAAATAGCGTAAGAATCAGTACGAATCTTTAACCTCATCCATTTCAATCTTAATTGTGACATGGCCACTCCTTACGATGAATTAGCTGATTTCCATTATAATTGAATAGGCTCTGTTTTCAATTAATTTATTGAACCTCTCAGCATCTCTCCCTGAGAGTTTTTGAGGCTTACTGAAATATTGCCCATTTGCTTTATACTTTCTAACCCCTTTGACCAAATAAGAAAAATTAGTGCAATCGAGTGGGTCTCCGAATTGAGCCTCAAGCTCAAATATATCTGGATCTGTTAACTTCTCCTTGACCTTCCATTTTATTTTCCAGATATAAAAACCTCTATCATAAAGATCGCTAAGCTCATCTGAATTTAGAACACCCTTACCCTTAAGAGAAGCTCTCGAAACATGCACCCCTGTTTCTAAATTACCATCCTCAGCTTCCAAAGCCTCTGGTGTTGGATGATATACATAAGCATCCGTAACATCTGATAATTCATAACCATCGAGTGTGCGAATTAATTTATCGAAAAATAAAGTTCTGACATCAGCGGATGTATTGTGAGACAAAGTAATCTCATTGATTTTTATATCAAGATTACTATCATCATCTTCTTTATTGAGGGCACTACTAATGTGTCCAAGCAAAAGCTCTTCATAGGTCTCTAAGTTTTCGTTGTCTGGACGGCGAATGCTATATCCATTCTCGACGGGCTCAATTTCAATCAAAGCCTCTTTGTTTATGGCTTGTTTAAAATCACTTTTACCATAGTTAGTTGAAAGATACCTTATGTTAATAAGCACCCTCGGGCCGTCAATTATTATTTTGCAGAAATCATCTTGACCGGTAATTTCTTCTCTAAGTTTTTCTGCTGCATCTATTATATTACCCCTGTCTATTTTGGCTTCAATTCTTACACACGTAATTTTTTCAGTGCGATTTTGCCCGCCCAATAATGTTGCTATCTTCTGATGCTCATAATAATCATGTGTCATTCGAGAGTAATTTCTTGCTAACTCTTTTCGTGGTGTTTTTTTAGATATTATCGTCCATCTCTCAAGGAACAAGTCTTGAATTTCATTTAATGTGATTTGTTTTTGATTCAAAGCATCATATAAAGCTTTATCAGTTACACTATGGATGTTTTTCATTTAGGCTCCCAAGAAATGACTTCTGCTGAAAAAAACTCTTTTACAGTGGACACTACTTGAACATCCAAAGCTTCGAGCCTTTTTTTTGCATCTTCATCCAGTCCATATTCATGCGCATATTTTTCTACGCCCCGCTGAAAATGAGATAGAATTCTTTCGTCTTTTTCACGGTAGGTTAGTCGTATTCTTATTTTGTTTATTCCATCAAGGATTTGATAGTTCGATAATAAATCCAATAAATAGAAGAATTCATTATCACTATTCCCTTTTCTGTTGTAATAAACAATAAATCCTTCCGGATATACTTCTTCCTCTAACTTTTTGGCTTTATTGTATTTGAGAACTGCGCCATGTTTTACAATCATAAACGGAGATGATAATACCTCTATGGTGGCTGGGAGGTATTTCTCTGTAACGGCTACTTTGTGAAAGTTTAACTGAGGATAATAGAAACCATATTCCTCATCTGGAAACTCTCTCTTAGCGATCATATCATTCATATCGTTCGTTACTGCTAGCATATAACTTATCAAAAAAGGATCTATGATATGGATTTGCTGGCCTGCGCATAAAGGGACTTTTTCTAAATTTACCGCTTTATTTCTTCTTCCCTTCGCAGGTTTAGGAGGGTTGAAAAACTCGTAGAAATCATGTTGCAATTGATTGTCGTGATTAAAAACAAACAATAAGCCTCGCACCTCTGAGTTTATTTGAGAAAAGTTGTATTTCTCTATCCACTCAGGGTTATATCTGGCACATTCGATAGTTTCAGCTAAAGATTTTAATGCGCCCTCAATATTTGAGGCATTTATAGAGCCAGCTTTATAGCTTTTCAAATCAGTATTCAGATAGATAACCTTATTTAGGTAAGGATCCTTATAGCTAAATACTACATCTACGGGGTGAGTATGTTTATGCTTTTTCTTTTCAGGTTTATGTTTGGGTTCGTCATCACAAGGGAAGTCTCTATCCCATGGACCGTGCTGCTGCCACTTGAATCGACTTAGTAGATCTTCCGATATGCGTTTAGCCAAATCTTCTATAGGTCCGTTCTCTGCCATGTCATTTCCTTAATTTTTGCAGATAAATCCCATTGAAAGATAAATTGAAGGCTTTCTGCTTGCAAGGACTTTAACCATGATATGGGACAGGGAGCGCGCGCTCGTAGCCCCGCCACGCCTGCCCGCTTTATGCAGTGGTTTTCATGCACCTGCATGACATAAGCAAAAGCCCGCCAGTACTGGCGGGCCGGAGGGCTAACGATCCTTCTGGGATCATGCGGATTCATGCAGCATAGACATGCACTCATGCGCAAGGAGTCAGAACAGTGAAAGGTTATTATCCAGGGATATGTATTTCACATCAACCGGGACAGAATTTTTCACCGCCTGCAGGTATAAAAGTCCCTGTGAAAGAGAGACAGGGGCCGGAATTTCAAGCCAGAAAACACCATCATATGTCCGGCCTAACCAGAATCCGCCGCCGTTCTCTTTTGGCCGCTGAAAAAAGACCAATCCGCCAGGCGCATAATCAGTCAGGCTTTCGCCACGATAAACTACCTGATAATTGGAATCGCTACCGGCCATTGCCTAACGCCTCGCAAAGCTCGTTGTTCAACCTTGCCAGCGCCAAAAATGAATTTTGACGCCAGCAACGTTATCAGTGTTGGTACTGCCAGCTGTCGTCCTCCCACACGGCCTGCAGAATATCCATAACATTCTTTTTTTCATCGTCCTGTCTGACGCCGCTCAATTTGACGCCATTTGCGCTACCCTCCCGAATTCGAATAGTGGTGTCGGGATAAAATGGTAGAAAATTCCGGTAAAGTTCGGCCTCAAGTGCAGTGATAATATCCGGGCTAATCTTCTGCTGTTTATTAATCATGATTTCGATTCGCATGTGATCCCCCTATCATTCTGGTACTTGCATCAAACGTGAATAGTCATGATTTCTAACCTTGCGCATCAGCTCGTCAGTAAGCTCAGAAACCCACTGAATCGCTAAACGTTTTTCTTCCTCAGAACAATCGCTAGCAGCAACAAGTTTTATAAAAAAATCAATACGCTGCAACTTCATCGACTCTAAAAAATAATCCTGCATATTCCCTCCGCACAATCAACAACTGGTTATGCATACAGTATATTATCAATTTTCAAATGTGAAATTATTTTTTACGATCAATAGGCCGTTTTCTGGTTTTTCTGACGAAATACGTGCTTTGCCTAACCCTTGATTTTTATCCAGTTACATCACCCAAATGCGATGAAGACTAGATCCAGCGGCTCCATTTATCATCCTCCTGCAGCCGTCCTTTACTATAAAAAATGCGCATGCCTGCACCAGAATCAAGGCTCCCCCCGGACAGAAGCAGGTTTATTTCTTTTTCTTCGCCGGTAAAACCTCTCACCCGCAGCTCTGTAACCAGAAGCGCCCGCTGATCATCGTCAATTTCCTGCTTGTAACTCTGTCGCTGGCGCGGCCTCACTACCCGGAGACGCGCCAGCAGATCACGGCGCTGCTTTCTGGTCATATTGTCGAAGTCTGCCTGACCATACAGAGGCGCTTCGCCCGGCTCTACAGGTTCAACTGATACCGGATTGCCCCCTGAAATGTTCACTTTTTCATCAGAGGGACAGTTATTGCCACGAGTCCAAGGGTCGCAAGCGCCCTGGTCGGCTGTCGCCTCCTGAACGTCAACGGCCTTACGGACCATTTTCCACTTCGTTGCGTGCGTGCAGATGCGGCCCGCCACTAACGGGGACCAGATGCCATAAATCTGGGTGCCGTGATCGCCGTAAGGGGTTGGCACGTCGTTAAGCTCGTAGGCAGTTCTGACGATGTGATGTTTACGTGGGACCAGTACGCCGCCCTGTTTCATGATGTAGGTGGCAAAGCAGCCCACATCTGCTGCGGCCAGCACGGCGTCCAGCTGCGCGTTTTCAAGCACCGGCGCACCGGCTTTTGTATCGCTCTGATTCCTTAGCGCCTGACGGGCAAGCAGGCGCAGTTCCCGGTAAGCCTGACGGCCCGGAATGCCAAAGAAGCGGAACTGCTGAACACGATGCAGTGACGCCCACGCACCTACGTTCTCTGCACTGTCACGCAGTGATTTACCCGTTTCGGCGCTTTTTTCATCAGACAGGCCACGGCCATCAATATTTTTACTGACGTATTTAGCGATATAACTGGTCGGTGAACCTTTGCGCGGGTTGATCAGCTCAGCTTTAAAGCGTGGCCCGGTATTGTTGCCAAGCTCTTCGCGGTCTTCGCGAATGGCAAATTTCCGCAGCAATGCGGTGACTGAATGACGCTCCTTTTTGCGCATGAAGCACAGCAGATGCCAGTGCACGGTGCCATCATGATGCGGCTCAGCAACCCGCACGCCATACCAGCGCATCCCGGCTTTATGCATGCCCTTGCGGAAGGCGGCAAACATATCAACCAGATAATCACTGCTCTGGCGAACGGTGGCCGTGGTCCACTTCGGATTCGGTCTGCCGTTGTTAAGCGTTGCGTGGAAACGTGACGGGCAGGTGATGGTGTAAAACACGGCGCAGTCGTCGCGCATTTCCGCGATAAGCTCCAGCCCTTTAACGCAGGCCATCATTTCATTGCGGCGGTGTGCCGGGTTGCTGTTACTGGCATTCACCACGTCTTCCATATCCAGCATGTCGCCTTCATTGCTGACCAGCTCATGCGAACGGAAAAACTCCAGAGACTTCCGGCGCTGCTCACGCTTATGGATCACCGCTTCAAAGCTGACGTAGGGGGACGCTTTCTTGTTGACCAGGCAGACAGCGCGCAGCTGCTCTTCACGCCATTCACAACGCAGCTGCCATAACTTGCGATACCACCAGTCCGCGCAGAGCATACGTGCCAGCGAGGCCGGGATCAGATCATAGGGCACGGGCTTGCGGCGGCGCTTTTTGCGGCGCAGCTGCTCAAAAGCTGGGGGTATTACGTCCAGGCGCATCGCTTCCGCTGCAACAAGTTCCCACGCCTGGCGGACCTGCTCCGGCGTCACGTCGTCACTGACGAACAGATGGCCGCTGGCTTTATCCAGACACATGCTCATGTGCGCAGCGACCAGCGTAGATAAACGCTTGACCTGATTCTGGTTCATTTCAGGCAACGCCAGCAGGCCGTCCAGCCCGTCGTGCCCGGCCATAAAACGGAATGAGGCTGAAATCTGGCTTTCGCGCACGCGGGCCAGCCTCTCAAGGCAGGGGCGGATAGTTTCGCGCAGGTAACGGGAATAAGCCTGCGGCCTGCCGAGATTGTGGAAAAACTTAACGCGCTCCATGAGGGGCTTGCTGATGTGCGAAGGCTGCGCGCTGACATCGGCAACGATAACCAGATCGGGATTGTGTTGCTGCTGTTCGCGGGCCATTTTTGCCCGGCTGATGATTCTGTCCTGCACAATTTCGCGCTGGACAGGATCGCGGGACTCGTTGAAAAAATAGCGGTCCCAAACCTCATCACTCATTGCCTCACGGCGCAGCTGCTCCTGCTCGTTATCTGCAGCATAAAGACTGATCAGGTTTGAAAGCGCGGACACCGGCGCAACTTCCGCCGGGTCCATCTGTGGATTGATTGCCTTTTTTGGGGCATTCCAGGGATATGCGTAGACCTGAGTCATTACACCGCCAGACTCATGTGACGGACTGCAATGATTTCGGATGCGCGCTTACCTTCACCGGCAGCCACGCCAACAGAGCGGGAAGCCATGATTTTCGTCAGTTCAAATTCGCGGAATATACTGCGGGTAAACAGGTTATCGCTGTTTGAAACGATGACCGGGTTACGATCAGAGATATCCAGCAGGATGCAGGCCAGCGAGTGCTGATCATCGTCGCTGAACCCATCGGTGTGATAAGCGGTGAACGTGCCGTGATACGGCGGATCGCAGTACACGACATCACCGGCAAGGACCATGCTCAGGGTTTCGCTGTAACCCTGGCATTCAAACGTCGCGCGCTGAGCCTTCAGGGCAAACGCTTCGATTTCGGCCAGCGGGAAATATGGCTCTTTATAATTGCCATAAGGATTATTGAATTCGCCGCGCTTGTTATAGCGGCAAAGGCCTCGGTAGCCGTGGCGATTGAGATAAAGGAATTGCGCAGCTCGCTCCAGCAGTGGCAGCGACGCGGTGAAATTGAAGTCATTACGAACCTTATAATAACTCTCTTCCGTTTTGTTCTGATTGAAGAGCGAGGCCGCCACAACAATAAATGGGCGCGTATGCTCTTTAACCTGACGATAGAGGTTAATCAGATCGGGATTAACATCTGCTACCAGATAGGCTGGATAATCCGTATTCATCATGACGGCACAGGAACCGGCAAACGGCTCAACCAGGCGATTACCGGCGGGCAAGTGCTTAATCAGTTCAGGCATCAGGCCGGACTTGCTGCCGGCCCATTTCAGGATGGTTTTCATAATGCCGCCCCTTTGTAATGCACGCTTTTCAGCTCACTGATTTCTTTGCAGGTAACGCAGAGGGAAACGCCCGGCAGTGCGCGGCGGCGCTTCTCCGGTATTTCTTCACCGCACGACAGGCAGAAAAACTCACCCGCCCCCGTCGGGCGGTGAGTAGCGTTAGCCAGATTGCGCGCCAGCTCTTCCTGCACGCGCTGCTGTACCATGTCCATTGAATCAGCCATCAGTGCAGCTCCTGCGCCTGGTTCTCGAAGCGTTCAGCTTCTTTGTCCAAAAGCTCAATGATTTCCGCCGCTGACATTTCCTGTTTGCGGGCATGAATTGCCAGCGCGGCCAGGCGGATAGAAACGGACAGCGCATCATCAGAACGCTGCTCAGTTTTGGCCTTGCTCAGCAGGGCATTTAGCGCGTCATCATCAGCTTTAAAGTTACGGGTCTGGATATTTCGCATTTTTCTTTCTCCTGAATTCGGGCAAAAAAATGCCCGGCGGGTTTACGCCATTTAATTTCGCTGGGTTGATTAATTCGGTAACGTCAGATTCTTTGGAAATAAACTCACGACTGCTTTTAAGTGATTCATCGCGCTAATCAGCGCCTTAACTTCGTCACTCGTCAGTTCACTGAAATCAACGCTGTGACGTTCTTTGCTGATATTTGCCAGGAAGAAAATTGCGCTCAGTGCGCGGCCATTCTGTTCAGCCTGGTGATCGCGCTTATTTCGCATATCTTCGATAAAGCGTTTGAGTTCGTGGCTGCAATCGCCGTACATCATGGTGCGAAGCGCAGAGATATGATTAAGCGCACTGGCCCGCTGGCCCGCGTTCATCTGAACAGTGATACTTTCAGCCTTGTAACCCATGATTCTTTCCTCTTACCGGTTAATCCTGCCAGCAGTTCGGCCTGTGAAATTGCCGGGTGCCAGCGCCTGCCCTTATCTGCCGCAATCCAGCCGTGGCCGTATGCGTGGGACGGACTTTGCCGCTTCAGAAGCGGAGCCACTGAAAAAGCCATATTTCACACCATCCCAATTGATGCACCGATACCGCTTAACACATCAGCAGTACCTGAAAGTGCAGGGTTAGAATGCACTCGTGCCTGAACCGCCAGTGCTGCCAGAGTCAGACAGCGGATCCCTGCGTGTACGTTCTGGACCAGACTACGGCGGCAGGCAGTTGTTAATTGCTCCTGACAGACCACACCTGCAGCCAGCTGCCCCACTTCGGCAGTAGCCTTCAGGACATAAGCAGGCAAATTCTCATGCGCCACTTCGTTAACCGGCACACATGGCAAGCACTGCATTTGCGCCAGTGCGCCGTCGATCAGCGTTGCGTCTTCAGTGAGATCGGTCAGCAGCAGCATTTCACGAACGGTTAACTGGTGAACCTGCTCCGGGTTGAGTTTGTTACGTATGGTTTGTGGGTTCAGCCCGGCTTTGTTAGCCAGCTGAATAATGTTGTGCTTCAGTGCAAACGCCCGGCACGCATCATCGAAATGGCTATGTGTGGAGACTCGAAAATCAAACATGATAAATCCCTTCTGCTATCCCAATATGGATGTATCAAGCCTGCATTGTGATTTCGCAGCCAGCAGCGGCTTCGATAATGAGAGCAACCATATTGATTTCGATAAGTCCGTTTAAGCCCTCTTTCTTTCTGATGGGTAAACGGTTTTCACGATACATCTGGCGAACGGTGCCTTCCTTGTATCCAGTACGACGGCAGAACTCTTCAACTGTTATGTAAGGTTCCGAGATCACGAGATTGATTGAAGGACGCATTGAAAGTTTACGGGGCATGATGCAGTATCCTCTGTTGAGTTCTAGCCAACTCTATTAATCACTATTAAGCACGTCTTGATACGACGAGTGAATATTAGGATCACAAATTGGAAAGGTCAACGAAAGAATTTACGAGTCGTAAAGCACCAACTTTACCAGAAGGTGGTAAAGATCCCATTGAACGTATCGTTCAGGCATATGGCTTTTCATCTCGACAGGCACTGTGCCGCCATTTGAATGTGTCTCAAAGCACTATGGCTAACCGTATAATGCGTGGGAACTTTCCTGCTGATTGGGTTCTGATTTGCTCTATGGAAACCGGTACTTCGCTGGAATGGCTGACGTATGGACGCGGTGATTCAAGCATCACAAAACAGGACAATCCGTCTACCAAAATCGAACTCAAAAAAATCACAAATGGGAACTTTTCATCACCTATCTGGGTTGAATATGATGCTCAACTTTTGCCAAGTGAGGTTAAAGCACCCCTCTTAGTACATTTCGAGAAGCAGAATTACTTGGTTGATATGACCACCGCAGAGATTACCGATGGTCTGTGGCTAATTGAGATTGATAAGCTCATCAGCGTTAAGGAGTTGTATCGTTTTCCCGGCGGGCGTATTCGCGTTGAGAATGCAAAAGCCTCATTCGAATGTAAAGCAGACGACATCAAGGTTTTAGGTAAAGTTGTCGCCCGTACTGAGTACCTATAAAGGCACAGCATGGCGATCAGCAAATTACCCAATGGAAAGTGGCAGGCACAGGTTTTCCCGAACGGTCGAGATGGCAAAAGGATACGCCGCCAGTTTGCAACGAAGGGCGAAGCACAATCCTATGAGAAGTTCGTAAAAGAGCAGGCTCAAGACAAGCCTTGGTTGGGAGAGAAAGCAGATAAGCGGCGCGTAATTGAACTGGTTGAATTGTGGTTCAACACGCACGGCATCACGTTGGCGGATGGTGAGAAGCGACGAACCACAATGGCGTTTGCGTGCGAAGCGATGGGAAATCCGCTCGCAACCGAGTTTAACGCGAAAATTTTCGCTTCTTATCGCGAACAGAGGTTAAGCGGGAAGATCACCCGCTCTAATCGAGTGAAAACGGTTACGCCGCGCACGGTTAATTTAGAACTGGCGTATTTCAGGGCGATGTTTAATGAACTGCGCCGGTTGGATGAGTGGACCGCCCCAAATCCATTAGAGAACGTACGCGAGTTTAAAATCAGTGAATCGGAAATGGCGTATCTCACCATTGAAGAAATCAGAACTCTCCTCGCCGAATGTAAGAACAGCCGATCTGAAGATTTAATTACTATTGTGAAAATTTGCCTAGCAACTGGCGCACGATGGAGTGAGGCTGAAGGCTTAAAAGGAAACCAAATCCGTGCTGGTCAGATCATTTACGTGAAAACTAAAGGCAAGAAAAACCGAGCGGTGCCGATAAATGAAAACTTACAAGCTGATCTGCCATCTAGCAGAAAAGCGCAGTTACTCTTTAAACCATGCTATTCAGCTTTTAGGAAGGCAATGCAGCGTGCGGGTATTGAAACACCTGCGGGGCAGCTGACGCATGTTTTACGCCATACTTTCGCCTCACATTTTATGATGAACGGCGGCAACATACTTGTGCTTCAAAGAATCTTGGGACATACAGATATTAAGGTGACGATGCGATATGCGCATTTTGCACCCGACCATTTAGCAGAAGCTATGATACTAAATCCTTTGAACCGAATTTAA